CACGATCCGCCGCCGCTTGAGCGTCACGGTGGCCTTGTAGCACCGCGGGTCGGCCTCGGGCGGCTCTTTCGCGGTCATCAGGAAAGACGGTTCAACCTCGGCACCCTCAAATAGTAGCGTCTCTGGGTCGCACCCGAGAAACGGGACGGAATTGACTGCACCATCGTAAGGGCCAAATTGCAGATTGCTTCCGCCCGGCACCGTTGTACCGCTGCTGGACGGATCTAATGGATCGTACCCCAAGTGAAAACTGCCGCCCGTGGCCGTCAGCGCCAAAAATGGGATATTGGATTGCCACGCGCCGAACGGGCCGCCGCTGCTGCTCGGTGCCGGCAAATACAATACATTGCCTTGTACAGGAATGCGATCCCATTCCAGCGTGTAATCGAAAATTGGAATCAGAATCCGGCTGTTGCTGCCCGGCGGAAGGCTCGGCTGCGCGCCGGTGTTCGGGCTACCGTCAGGGTTCGTCGCCGGCTTGTCGGTGGCAAACGCCTTGCTCGGCAGACAGAGGAATTGCCCGGTATACTTGACCTTTAGCTTGAGCGTGGTGCCGGGCAAGTACAGCGGCCGCGGGATGTCGTCGGGGAAGGGGAAGTCGAGGTAGTCGAGTCCGTAGGTCCAGGTCTGGATCACCCAATCTGGCGTGGCATCGAGGGCCAGCGGCGAACCTTCGATCATTTCCTCGCGGACCCGTTGCGGGCGAAGAATCTTCGTTCCCGGAAAGGGCGTCATCATGTAGGCATCGATGAAGGCCCAGGACTCGCAACCGGGAATTTTGATCTTCATCTCCGCCGTCCAGCCGTTGGACCAGGACACCTCGCGCGTGCGAGAGATAATCTGTGCGTGAAACCCATCGGCAGTCGCCGGCGGAAAAGGCGGGATCGTGCCGACCATCGTGGTTGGCCCGGCCCAGATTGTGCCGCTGCTGGTCTCGCTGTCGCCCAGGCGCGACCATTCGCGCGCGAGTCGGGACGGGTCGGGGCTAGTCATCAGGTTCGGCATCTACCAATTGCCTCCCGGTGACGGGTTTACCACGCGCACATTCATGGCATCACCCTGGACCGCGCCGGCGACCGTGCCCAGATGGCCGGCCTGTGTCTGTTGCAAGGCGAGTTGCTCCTCCATTTCGGCTTGTCTTACTGCTTCCGTCTGCATTTTCTCGGCGAGTTGCGAGAGGCCGACGAAGGCGGCTTGGTCGGGAGCGTGCGGGGCCGTTTGCTTGGCGATCGAGAGCTCGGGCGGACCAATTTTGTGTTTGGCCAGCCAATCGGCCGAGACCTCGCCGGGTTTGCCCGTGAACTCGAGCATGGCGTGCTTTTCGGCGTATTTGGCCGCCTCGGCGGCATCACCGGCCCGCTTGGCCGCGCTGTCCGCCTCGGCCTGCAGGGCGTTCAGCTTTTGCTGCTGCGCAACCCGGTACTCGTCGATTTTCGCGGCGGCAATCCCTTGCTCCCGGGCCCTCCGAATCCAAGCTTCAGCCTCGATAATCAGCTCTCGGCGTTTTTCCATCGCCGTCAACGTCTGCCCGAGGGCGTCGGCGTATTCCCGGTGCATCGCGGCAATCTGACCCTGCGTGTACAACTCCTCCCGCAGACCGGTCAGCCGGGAGTTGCGATTGGCCCGTTCGTCGGCTGCGGCCGAATCGCCGGGAGTGTTTCCGCCGATCGGCTGGGCGAGCGCGGCCTTTTCCTCTGCGGCCTTGTGCAGCCAGGAATAGAGTTCGTAGGCGCCGAGGGCGGCGGCCACTAGGCCGGCGGCGACCAGGTTTTGCCACTGGCCGCTCAAGGCCGCCAGGATGGCGGCCCACACCGTTTGCGTCTTCATGGCCGTGGTCACCGTCGCGTGCGCCGCGGCCAGCCATTTGACGACCTTAACCGCTTCGCCGATCGCCTCTTTCACGGCGACGAAGCCCACCGTCATGGCGGCGATCGAGATCTCCGCCTCTTTGTGTTTGGCGATGAACTCCCACAGTTCTCGCGCCTTCGTTTTGACGGCCTTGAGCGTCTGCTGAAGTTTGGCGCCCCACTCGTTGACGAACCGGTCGGCGAAGGCAGCCAGATTGTCCGATACAGCGCCAAGGTCGAAGGCATGATAAATCCATTCTCCAATGCGAGTCAACGCATCGCCAACGCCCTCCTTGAGCCGTTCCCAGTGGCCGAGCATGTCGTCTTGTTGTGCCGCCATCGCACCGGCAAATTGCCCGCCGGTGCCGCCGAGACTGTCGATTGCCGCCTGTATCTGCTTGATGCCGATTTGTCCCTTGTCTGCGGCCTCAGCCAGGTTTTCGCCCAACGCCGGGTAGGCCTTTTGCAGGGCGTCCTGGATCGAGGGACCCAGCATGAAAATCGTGCGGCTGGTGACCTTGCCCGTGATCTCCATGCGGCGTAGCGCACCGGCCATTGCGTCCAGTGGCTCGCCAGTTGCCGCCGCGATGTTGCCCAATGTTTGCAGCCGTCCGGGAATGTCTTTGGCGGCAGTGCCAAGTTGCAAGAGTTCGCGGGCCGCAGCCCGATAGGACTCGACAGAGATCGACGTGCCGGAAAATTGCCGCTTCAACTGGCCGAGCAACTCGTCCGTCATGCCTGCCGAGCGGGTAAGCTCATCGAAGCCGGTACGGACGCGGCTCAAACCCATTGCCATCGATAGCATTCCGCCGATGCCCGCCCCGGCCCCCAGGGCGGCCAGCGCCTCGCTTACTAGCCCCATCGGGGACAGCAGCCCCTTGAACTTTTCTGTCACGCTGCCGATCGCGCCCTCGACGCTCGACAGGCCCTTTTCGCTCAGCTCGACATACCCCTCGGCGATGGAAAAAGCCATTGGTTATCTCGCTCCCGGCATTCGCAACAGTCCCATTTTCACGGCATCCTTCACGCTCAGCCGCAACCCCTCCCACGTCGGGTCGATCGCGCCCAACAGCACACAAGCGGCGTAGATCGGCAGATTGTTGACCTCCTCTACGGTCCACTGGTAGGAGTCGGCGAAGAACTTGTAGAAGGCGGCCCAGCCTCCGTAGACCGGGTGCCCGTCTGTTGCTCGTCTGCCGGAGTCGCCGGGCTCCGGCCAGCGGAGTTTTTTAACGCTTCCCCCCCGCTCGCCACTTGCACCTTGAGCATGATCTCGGTGAGTTTGTTTTGCCCGTGCTGTTCCGCTTCGGCGACCATCAACTCGTACACGACGTGCGGCGTCGGGAAGTCGATCAGGTGCTCCGTCTTGAGGCAGGCCCACAGGTGAAACGCCTGGCCGAGCAAACTCTTCTCGAATCCCAGCATCTCTTGATCGGTTGGCGTCTGGTTGGCAGCCGCCTCGACGGCGACTTTCATCCAGCGGGCTTGTTGGTCGGCCGGTATCGCGTCCAGCCGCTCACAGACTTCCTTGATCGGGTCGCCCTTCAAGCCGGCGACGAAGGCTTTCATTTCGGCCCAGATTCCCACCACGTAGGGACGGAGCGTGTACTCTTTGCCGCCGAGGGTGATCTTGGCAGTTGTCTTGCCGGCCATTGTGGCCTGGTCATTCATGGTTTCTTCTCGCGGCGCAAGGCGTATTTCTGTTTTTGCGTGGGGATGGCGTCGGCCGTCTGCGCCGCGGCGGCCAAGCAGCCATCGCCCACGCGAACGTCGCTATTCGATTGTCCCGCTGCTGCTGGGATAATAGATCGCGGCGAGCGTGCCGTTTCGCACCAGCGCCGTGGCCCCCTCGAACTTGTAGCTGATCGAGATTTCCTTGCCGCCGTTGATGTCGCAGTCCAGCGGGGCATCGGTGATCAGCACCGTGCCGCTGTAGTAGTTGTTTCCCGTGTTGTCAATGTGCAACTGCACGTCAACAAAGTCGCCGTCCTGAAAAGGAAAAGGGCTGCCGGCCTGCGGCATCACGTCGATTGTCCCACCCCACTCGAAAGTGCCGACGATCGGGACTTTCATGCCGAACGTGAGGTTCGAGGCGTGCTTCGGCGCGTCGATCTTCGGCTCGACCTTCCAGCCTGTGACCTCGTTGACCTGCGTATTACCGCCACCGCCGGCAAGTGACGCCTTGGCGTTGCCGAGTTTTCCTGAAAACGCCCCAGAGAGCAATGCCATATTTGTGACTCCTGTTTTGCGCGGCTACATGCCGCTGGAAGATGAAATATCGGTCCTCGGCCGCCACGTCCGCATGGTGAACGTGCAAACCGTTTCCCATTGTGTGATTTCCGCTTGATCGATTTGCGCCGTCGAGTGCGGCGTGAATTTGTTATCGAGCGTCGCGCCGCCGGTCCATTCCAGATTGGACGAAAACACCCGCTCGATCTCGTCACCAATCTGGTCGCCGGCCTCCGGCGTATCCGTCCAGACGTGGAAGATGATCGTGGCGTCCTTGTACCAGCCGATATTGCTGCGCATACCGGGGCCGCCGCCCTCCGGCTTCTCGACGCGCACGTAGGGCATTTCCGGTTCCACGTCCGGCTGTCCGCTCTCGCTGGCAATCGGCGGAACCTTGCCGAGGTAGGCCCGCGACTCGGGGACCAGTCCAGACAGCACGCCGTCGGCGCCCCAAGCGGCTTGAATCGCTTCCAGCAGGCTGGCGGGCGTGCTCATGTTCCGCGCCCTCCGCTAACGGCAAGGCGCTTGATCTTGTCCCAATTCTTTTTGAGAGTCGCCAACAGCCAGGGGCGAGCAAGAATGCGGCGCGTGCCTAATTCGAGATACAGAAGATAGATGGCGTTTTTCTTCACGCCCACTTGCACCACCGGGTGGCGCTCGTTGCCGTTGTAGTTGTAGGCAATTTGCGATTGGCCAAAACCCGTCCGCTTGAACGGCGGCTGCCCGGCGTAGCGATTGTGCATGTCCTCGAAAACTTGCCCCGTCTTTTGGCCGCCGCGCTTCGCCGATTGGCCGGGCGTGAACTTGGCGACGTGCCGGTGGGTGTTGCTGCGATTGACCGCCTTGACGCACTCGTTGTAGAGCAGCACGCCGGCCCGCTGCAAACCCTCTGCTGTGGCGTGGCGCAAGCCGGTCTTGAAAGCTGCCGAGTTGTCGCGGAATGTGATGGCCATGTTACGCTCCGCTCGATGAAAATTGCGACAACAGCCCCTCGGCCCCTTCTAGTACCAGGACGGCAGCGGCCGTGGGCAGCACGTCGATCCGCTCGGCCTGCGTATAGCCTGTAACGCGGTAGTGCCGCCCCTGGGCGTCGGCCAGCCGATAGTTGGCGCCCGTCAGTTTCAGCGGGTAGCCCATCCAATCGAGCACGTCCTGCGAGAGCACCACCGTGAATTGGGTTTTTGTCCACTCGGCGTCCTCGAAAACCTGCGCATCTTGCGTTTCCGGCTGGAAGCGTGCCGCGATGGCCGTGCTGATCGGCGTCCAGTCGGCAATCGCCGCCCCGGCCGGGCTCTTGGTGTAGGTCGCCTGAAGGATCGTGGCGAAGTTGTTCAACTGATAAGCGATAGCCAAGTTGCGCGCCGTGCACTCCCAGGTATTGACGTGATCCTTGCGTAGCACCGTCAAAATTGTCCAGAGCGTGCCGGCCGCATCGAGCAGCTTCGCGCCCAACGGCGGCTTCTGACTCGCTGCGATCGGCCAGACGGCCAGCAGGTCGCCTTGCTGAACTTGGCCGTCGGCCGGCAATTCCTCCTTGAATGTGATTGGCTCGGTGAGCACAGACGGGAGCACCATGTCCGGCTGTCCGGCAATGCGCAGCGTGTACACCTCGTTGCCGGGCGCCAGGTAGGCAAAGTCGCGCGACCGATCGGTATAGTTGAACGCCGCAACCATCAGGTTCTCACCACCGTGCAAATCTCATACGGGTCTTGCGCCTGGAGCAGCTTGTTGACGGCCGCAATCGAACGCAACAAGAAGTCCTGGTATTCCGTCAGGCTGTAACTGTGCCCGTGAACGCTGTACGTCGGGTTGGGGTTCTGCGCCGCCTGAAACTGCAGCGCAATAAAGGCCGACTTGATGGCCAGCAGGCCGTCCGTGTCCTCGTTGCCTGTAACAACGGGAACCGTTGGCACCGTTGGCGAGCCATCCTGAAAAACAAACGAGTTAGCCACGGTCGGCGCTCCGTAAAAAAACAGGCGGCCAGCCGGTGAGGTTCGGCCGGCCGCCTTCGGTCGTACACAACGACAATCCGCCCGCTTACTCGGTGAACGTGCCGGTGTTGCCGCTACTGCTGCTGGTGCTAATCGCCCGGTGCCGTTGCACGAAGCGCGGATCGAGCACGGCCGGCGTGCCGCGTTCGCTGGCCTTCCAACGGAAGGGGATGTCGTGGGTAAACTCGGCTTCGCTGTTGACCGGGGCCTGCACCACGGTGATGGGCCAGTTTTCCATGTAGGCGAAGGCCTTCGAAAAGTTACCGAAGAACCAATAATTGGCGGCATCCGCGGCAGCTACGCCCAGACCGTTTTTGAGTTGTACGGCAAGCTGCTGACTCAAGCCGGCCTGGATGCCCATGCCCTGAACGAAGTTGCCGCCGATGGTGATGGCGCCAGGCCAGTTCGTCGTGCCGCCCAAGCCGGGGGCCTGTGCCGCGCCAGGAACTGTCAGCCGGTACAACTGGGTGGCGGTGAGAATCTGCTCAATTGTCCGCCGCTTGGCCTTGGTTGCCAGCAATTGGTAGCCGCCGACGATGATCGGCTCACCCGTGTTGGGATCGGTTACGTTGGCAAACTGCTGCTCGGCATAGTCCAGGTTGGTGTAATCCACCAGTCCGTTGCTATCAAAATGGTTGATCCAGCGGCCCGAGTCGTCGGCCGCGTAGTAGGTTTGGAGGTTCACCGGAACGGTGTCGCCTTTGCGCTTTTCGCGATAGGAATTGACGCTGCCGATGATTAGCTGCAAGAGCCGCTTTTCCTTGGCAAGGCCGAGGATTTCGCCCACCAGCGCGGCGCGCTGCAGGACCATTCCGGTACGGTCGAAGAACACCGCCTCGCGAGTCACGGCGATGATCTCGCCGTGCTTGGTGGTCATTGGCGTTTCGACGTACTCTTCGCCGAACCCCACCGTGTTGTACTCCTGACCCTCGCGGACCAGCGTGACATCCGCCCCCGGATCGCCTGGTCGGGCCACACCGGGGATGCGCTCGCCGTTTAGCACGGTCGGCGTAGGAGCAATCATCTTCGATGTCACAAAGTCCTCTTGCTCGTACATCTGCAAGAGCCGGTTGATGAGGATCTGCCCCTGCACGCCGACGAAGGCCGTGGCGTCGACCGCGCCCATCGCCTCTTGCAACGGGTGGGGATCGCGGGGATCGAAGTTCTCTTGGATGAACGACTCGCCGACCGGCATTCCATCCGTGCGGTTAACGATCAGGTGTGCGGCCAGGTTGCGGAGGCTGAAGTCCTCCGGCCGAACGCCGCCGGGCCGGCCGGCTACGTTATTGTCCAGGCATTCTTGCAACGACGCACAAGTTGGACTCAGCTCGATGGCCCGTCGCCCGCGGCCAATCACGCCATCGGAGGCAAGGCTACGGTAGAGTTCCTGGGCACGCATAAAAGCTGCTACCATTGTTCGGTTTCCTTCTTAAAAAAATGTCAGTTGCCGGCGGGAAAAAGTTCCCCGCAGAAGTTGGTTTGGTTCGCGGTTACACCGTGCCGCTTGAGCTGCCCGGCGCCAACGTCGGGACGCCGCCCAGCAGGCTCGACAGGATGCGCACGGCCACGGTCGTGCGGCTTTGGCCGATGGCGTTGGGCAGCGGCACGGCGATGCCGATGGCGTTCGAGAGCGCCGACACCTTTTCGACGGTCTGCGTTTGCAGTCCGGTGCCGGCCGTGTTGGCCGCCGCGCCGACCCAATCGCCCGGCTGCCAGGCCGTGGCCGCACAGCCAAACAGGAACATCCCGCCGCCGGCCACGATCAATTGCGGCGGCAGCGGGTTCAGATTGAACGACACCTCGCCCGACTCCAGTTCGCCGCCGCGCTGCAAGGCGACGCCGGCAAATATGTCGTGAAGCGTCTGCTGGTTCAGGGTCTTGCTGCCCTGATTGATCATGCTCGCCACCGACCGGGCCTTTTTCGTGTTCGGGTCTTGGAAGAGCAGGTCGCCGATGTGAATCGGATAGCCCGTGTCCGGCACCATCGGGATGCCGGTGAAGGGCGTGGAACTCAGACAGTTGGGGTTGTCGGCCATGTGCGGTTTCTCCTAAAAAATGGAAACGAATTTCGTTGATTGTTTTGGCTGGCCTACATGCCGCGCAGGCCAGCGCCGCGCAGGCTGCGCGCAAAGCTGACGGCATCCTTGGCGACGCCGCCGCCGCTGCCGGGGGCCGTGGTCACGGGGCCGACGTTGCGGCTGCCGGCCGCTTGAGCTACAAGCTTCACGCGGTCCTCGATCAACGCCTTGCGGGCGTCGGCGTCCTTCGCCTCGCGGAGCTGGCCGAGCCACAGCTCGCTGACTGCGGTTTTGTTGGCCGTGTCGAGCTTGGCGGCCTTCAACTCGCCGTCGATCGTCTCTTGTAAGACGCGGGCGGTCTTCTCGGCCTTGAGCGTGCTAAGCTCCTCTTGGAGCGTCTTGAGATCGGCAGCCGATTTCTTGGCCGCTTCGCCCTGCGCCAAGTCCTCTTGCAGGGCCGTCAACAGGTCGGGCCGTTCCTTGCGGAGTTCGGCCAGGCTGATTTCTTTATAGTCCATATCTCGGGACTCCTTGGTTTCGTCGTTGTCGGAACCGCCGGATTCGTCCGACGGCATTTTAATTTCGTTTTGCCAATCCTTGAGGATCGACATGATTTTCTTGTTGATGGCGGCCGGGCTCGCCTTCTCGTCGTAGAGTGCCGAGCGAATCAGGTCCATCGCCGAGCCGTGCAATTTGTTGCACTCTTGCCGCTGCTGGTCGCCGGCCATCTTGTCGGCAATCGGGCCTTCTTGAAAATCGTCCTCAAAAAGGCCGCTGGTCGTGGCCGGGTCGGCCACCAGATCGACCGAAAGCACCTTGTCGATGCTCTCGACCACCACCCGGCCGCCCTTGAGTTTTGACGGGCCGCGGGCGTCGTGCGAGAAGCCGACGTTTTGCGGGGCGTTCTCGGCGTCCCAGATAAGCTGCTCGGCCAGGACGTGTTTCGGGTTGAAGTGCAACGTGCCGTAGAGCCCGTCCTCCTTCAGTTGCACGTCCCGCAGGCAGCCGATCCGGTCTCGATAGCTGCGCCGCGTGCCCGGATCGACATGATCGACGTTCACCGCCCGGCCCTCGTAGAGCGGCATGGCCCGCTTAATGACTTCACGGGGATACTCGCGGCCCTTGGCGCTTACGGTGCCCAGCAGCTTGACGCCGGCGATCGTGGTTGTCTCGCGGTTGACCTTGAGCGTCCGGCCGGCGTTGTAGCAATCTTCCCGCAGGATGTTGCCGACATCGCCCCCGTCGCCAGATTCTTGCTTTTTCGCCTTGTTCCACTTCCCGTCCTTGTCCTTTTCCCAGCCGACCTTCTTGGCAGCCGCCCAGGACGCCTGGCTGGCTTTGCCTTTGTCACCATCGTATTGCTTGAGAGCCGACTGGTAGACGGTTTCGAGGAGATCGTTCAGTTCCTTCGGGGCGTCCGAGACTTGCGGCATGTTCCGTCCCCAAAAACGAAAAAAGCCCGCGTCCCCCGAAAGGGGCGCGGGCTATGATTCTTTCAAGTACCCGGCGGCGCCAGCTAATCAGCCGGCCGCTGGGGGGTAGAATATCACGAACGGCGGCGGGGTGTCAATAGGGGGGCGAAAATATTTCGGAATTATGCCTTTGACAAAGCACGACCCACTAGCCCCTCTTCCGGCGTAGCTTCTTCATTTCTTCGCGGACCTTTGCCGGATCGGCCCGCATGAAGGCGGATAACGCCTCTTCGGCCTTCACGGGATGGAGGCGGACGCGGGGCATCGGACGATTATTGCGGCGGGGCATCTTGCTTTTTCCC